ATGGAAAAGATCAAGGGCAACTCCAAGGACAACAGCAAGCGCAAGTTCAGCGGCGGCGGACCTCGTCCCGACAACAACAAGATCAAGCGCGATGAAGCGAATGAGCGCCAAGAGGCGTGGTCGAAGCTGTCTCCCAAGGAGCAGCTCGCCGCGTTGGACACCCGCCTCGGCAAGGGAGTCGGCGCCACGAAGCAGCGCACTCGCCTCCAGAACCTGATCGATCGTCCCAAACAGGCCAACAAGAAGGAAGAGCCGAAGGTCGAACCGGTCGAGGCCGCCGGCGAGCGCATCAAGGCCAAGGAAAGGCGCGCTGCGGAGCAGGCGAAGCGGCCCAACAAGTGAGCACCATCAACATCAGCAATCCAAAGATCAAGGAGCTCGAGAGGCAGCTCGAGGCCGAGAAGGCCAAGGAGCTTGACCAACGCAAGCAGCGCTTGTGGGCCTTGGTCAAGGACCTGCCTCCCGACGACCTGCGGCTGCTGGGCTACATGATCCATGTTCACTTTCATGGAGATGGCGAAGACGACTAACGTCGTCGATACTTAGGAGAGGGGGTCACGCACATGCAGGGCCACTTCTCGAGTCCCGTTAGCTCAGCGGTAGAGCGCTACCTTGACACGGTAGAGGCCGCTGGTTCGATTCCAGCACGGGACACCCCGTTGTTCTTTGACAACTTGGAGGAAGCTATGACCGACGTCAAACAAGTCATCGTCGTGAGGAAGGATCTCAACATGCGCAAAGGCAAGATTGCAGCGCAGGTTGCTCACGCTGCCATGAAGTTCATCGTTGACAACAACGAAGCGGACCGTGGAGATGAGATCACCGTCAAGCTCTCGAAGAGCGAGGCGATGTGGCTGACCGGCAGCTTCACCAAAGTTGTCGTCGGCGTCGATTCAGAAGAGCAGCTCAATGACCTCGTCTTCCGCGCGGAGCTCGAGGGCATCGAAGTCCACCCCATCGTTGATGCGGGTCGGACGGAGTTCAACGGCGTGCCCACCCTGACCTGCGCGGCCTTCGGCCCGTGTGAGTCAGACCTGCTCGACAAGATCACCGGCAATCTGAAGCTAATCTAGCTTCGGTCCGGCCCCTGGCGCAACGGTAGCGCACCTCCCTTACAAGGAGGGGGTTGCGGGTTCGAATCCCGCGGGGCCGACCCTTGTCACGGGCCTCGAGAAAAGTGTAAAGTGCAAGCCATGAGATACCTCACGGTGGCAGTACTGGGATTGTTGGTGGGCTGCTCGGGGGCACCGGACAGCGAACCAAACCAAGACAGCGGAGGTGGCTCGCCTGGTACGACCTACTCGCTGCCTGACAATCCCGGTGGCTCCGGCAGTGGCGGCCCCTGCGACAGCGCGGGCGAAGTCATCAAGGTGACCATCGACGGACAAGAACACTACATTGAGGCGCCAGTGATGTGCAATCCCTACTGGCGAGACACCGGTGATCCGCCGCCCGATCGTCAGAGGCAGCAGGTCGTCGATCCGGACCCATGGGAAGCTCACATCCAGGCAAGGCCGGCGCCACAAGAACGTTGAAGACTGGAAGCGTGCTCGAGAGGCTTATGAGGCAAGTTTGCTAAACTTGTGGAGGTAACACTCCCGTGGGTTCGAATCCCACCGCTTCCGCGAATGCAAGTCCCGTGTCCCCACTGCAAGCGCCTCGTCAATCAGTTCAGCGATCCCATTCGCGGGCCTGCCGGCGATGGTAGTGAGTTGTGGGTCTGCCTCAAGTGCCCGATGATCGTCTGCTCCCATCCCATCATGAAGGGAGAATTCGATTCGACTCCGTGTTACATTGAGCACATGTCAAAGGCACATCCAGAGATGTACAGACTGGGTGCACCCACGGGAAGCAAGAAGAAAAAGAAGAAGTGATTGGAAGAGTGGCCGAGTGGCTTAAGGCAGTCGTCTTGAAAACGACCGCGGGTAACACCGCCGGGGGTTCGAATCCCTCCTCTTCCGCGGAAGCGTGGCCGAGTCCGGCTTAAGGCACTCGTTTCGAAAACGAGAGGAGGTAACACTCCCGCAGGTTCGAATCCTGCCGCTTCCGCCAGGAGATACGTAGAGACATGTGCTACCTCTGCCTGAAGGACGACCCCTTCGCCACGAAGCCGCTGACGGATATCCACCGCAAGCGCCAACGAGCGATGGAGATCAAGGTGTTGTTGAAAGAAGCCGAAGAGCACCGCTTGTGTGACATCGGCGACGTGACCGTCGAACGCCTGAAGGAAGAGCAGTACAAGCTATCACGCGACATGTGACGATGGAAAGGTGGCCGAGAGGCTGAAGGCACTGAGTTGGAAGCTCAGCGGAGGTCAAACTCCCGTGGGTTCGAATCCCACCCTTTCCGCTAGAGTATATTTAGTGAGGCCAGTAACTGCCAAACAGTAGGCCCCTCGAAAGTGAACGCTAACGCGGATGTAGTTCAGTGGTAGAACGTCTGCTTGCCATGCAGAAGGTCGCGGGTTCGAATCCCGCCATCCGCTCCCACCAGTAACCGAAGATGCCCCGGCAAAGAGCCGGTGCCTTATACGAGGCGTAGCATGCAGGTGAACGTGTACGCGGCCGTGGCCGAGAGGCCCAGGCACCAGGATGCCATCCTGGATACGCGGGTTCGATTCCCGCCGGCCGCTCCCTGTCAGGGTGAGAGGTTGCACGCAGGCAATGCAGAATAGCTCACTCACAACGCGGGCATGGTATAGTGGTCTGTGCCCTAGGCTTCCAACCTAGAGACGCCGGTTCGATCCCGGCTGCCCGCTCCGAATGTACGGCTTCAACACTTCATGGTATGGTGCTGTCCTGAAACGAGGAGTCACGTCCTCAGGTAGTTGAACATGTCGGCCGAGAAGAAGCGCATCCGTCAGCAATTTCGTGATTCGGTCTTCGACCGAGACGGGCACAAGTGCCGAGGCTGTGGTTGGTGCATCTTCACCGACGGTCTGACGCTCGACGCTCATCACATCACCGACCGGAACTTGATGCCCAACGGTGGGTACGTCAAGGAAAATGGCATCAGCCTGTGTCCAGGTTGCCATGAGAAGGCTGAGGTCTTCCACAACACCGGGGCAGCGCTACCCGGTTGGTCACCCGATGACTTGTACAAGATGATCGGATCAACGTATGAACAAGCTCTCCGCGCTTCACACAGGCTCGGATAGGGAACGCAGGTTGTAAGGAATGGAACGCAGGTTGTCCTGCACTGGGTCGCAAGACCCACATGCCAACGTGGCGGAACTGGCAGACGCGTCCGTCTCAAACACGGATTCCGAAAGGAGTGAGGGTTCGAATCCCTCCGTTGGCACAAGGTGGGTTGTCCACTGCAAGAAGGAACCGTTCGACGTCTACATCGGTCGGCCTTCACGGTGGGGCAACCCATTCTCACATCAACCGAAAACCCGAGCTGAAGTCAAGGTTGACACTCGCGAAGAAGCGATTGCGTGCTTCGAAGAGTGGTTGAAACAGAACCCCGACATGATCGAACGAGTGAAACGTGAACTGAAAGGCAAGGTCCTCGGGTGCTGGTGTCACCCGAAGGAGTGCCACGGTGACGTCCTCGCTCGAATTGCCAACGAACCATGAGAGAACACTACCGACGCCGTGATGACCGCGAGGCCTACGACCTCGATGAGCGACGCGAACCGGAGAACCTCGTGAAAACGTACCCTTCTATTGAATACGCCACCGACTGTCGCGTGCCCATCTACGCCTTCGACAAGCTCGACGGGTCCAACGTCCGTGCCGAGTGGACGTCAAAGAAAGGTTGGCACAAGTTCGGCACCCGACACCGCCTCGTCGACGCGTCTGATCCGGTCTTCGGCAAAGTACCCCAGCTCATCATCGACAAGTTCGGTGACAGTCTCACGACGGCGCTGAGGGGCGCGGGATACGACCGCGCCATGTGCTTCTTCGAATTCCACGGACCGGGGTCCTTCGCCGGCATGCACGATCCGACTCAGGCGCAAACGGTCACCTTGTTCGATGTGGCGCCGTTCAATCACGGCATCCTTGATCCGGAGCTCTTCCTCAACCTGTTCGGCCACCTCGACGTGCCCAAGGTCCTGTACCAGGGTGATGTCACCGATGCATTCATCGAGTCAGTGCGCGACGGCACGCTGACAGGCATGACGTTCGAAGGTGTCGTCTGCAAAGGTAAGAACGACAAGAAGACGAAGCAACCCATCATGTTCAAGCAAAAGTCGCGAGCGTGGTTGGACAAGTTGCACGCCTACTGCGGCGACAACACGGAGCTGTTCCGAACCCTCCGATAAAGCGGGCCCGGACGTAGTACGATCCTCGCTGGAGGATCCTATGACCCCCGAGCAACTGGCTGCACTCGCCAAGCTTGTCGTCAAGCACGAGAACATCGTCAACATACTTGCGCAGAACTCCGTCGATGTCGCGCTCATGTTGGAGCAGCTGCTGCCCCGGTGCACGCGGTGTAAGGAAGTTCCGTGCACCGTCTACCATGAGCACCTGCCAGAACACCGCATGTGTGACCACTGTGCCGCTGAGGTGGCCGTCAAATCAGGCCGGAACTTCACCGCCGACCTCGAGGATCCGACCAACCTGCTGCGCGGCAGCCTGATGCGGGAGGATGATTGGCACGATCTGCCCCACGCCGAGAAGATTCGAAAGCTCGTCGTCTACGTGGATGTGTACAATTCCCTGAGCAATCAGGTGACGGTGCACTAGGTGAAGAAGGTTCGAATCAGCATTGCTGAAGGTTGTTCTGAGCCGCAGAGCTTCCTTCTCTTCAACTCAGCCGAGGCTCTCTATGAGTGGCTGGACGATGGGACTGACGACCCGTCTTCATACATGGGCGAGGCCGAAGACGTAGTCGTCGCGCCGGGCGAATACATCGAAGCTGAATGGCGTGGTTGTGAGTACGTCTACGACGGTCCCGACCACCAACGCCTTGACTACGTTCGTGTCGCTAAGGCTGCTCCCACTGAGAATGCCTCAGGAATGCTTGTGACGATCCACTTTGGTTGGACTGTGGAGGAGGAGCTGCCATTTTCTGAGTGTGAAGACGAGGACATCGTCGTCAAGCGCCTGGGTCCTGACGACAAGCAGCTAGACTTGGCCCTTCTGTTCAAAGACGATGAAGAGGGGTGACCTCGTCGCCTTCGGCTTGCCTTTGCGGGATGTAGGCGTCAGGATCCGGACAGCACAGCGTCACCTCAACAAATTTGCCGACTCATCAGTCCAGCCTCACACCATCTTCATCGTGCTGGGTGAACTGTCACGGGAGCAAGCGCTGATGGCTGCCTACACAGGCCAGACGCAGGCCGACGTTGAGTATGGGTCTCCCTACAATGCCTCAGAACGCTGGGTGTGGTGCATGGCGCCTACCGGCGTGTATGCGATCCGTGAGAAGAGCCTTGAACGGTTCGCCTGCGCCGGTGAGTACCGTAGTGACGGGTGAAACCATGCGTGGGGATGTGTGTGTGGATGACGTGTCGCACCACGACGTGAACCCCGGGGTGCAAGTCGCGCAGGTCCTTGACCGCGGCGATGTTCTTGGGAGAGTCGTCAAAAAACTCGACATGGTCCAGGCTGTGATCTCGGATCCATCTGTCGATCCATTCGGCCTTGACCTTTGGATCCGCGTTGTCGAGCGCCCTGACCTCAATGCCTGTCATGCCCAACGCATCCAGGAATTGAAGGATGGGTTCGGGAGTCGACCTCGCTGACAGGATGGCGATGCCTTTGGGTCCGTACTTGTCGTAGACGTTGCGCAGGATCCTGCCCATCCACTGGATGGCACGAGGATTGATGAGCTGCCGGAACTCGGCATAGTCGAAGGTGTCGCCAGGCTGCTTTTCATAGACAGCGAACTCGGCCGGCGTCAACACCTGGTGTACGCCGTCGGCGTGGATGACGTGGACCTTGGCGTCAGTGACGACCAGCGTGTCGTCGAAATCAAAGACTCGAAGGCGCTTTGGACCCTTGTCCTCGCGCTCCAACTCCCTGATGTACTTCTTCAGGAGTTGTGTCAATTTCGACTTCGATTTCATGGTCAATCGTATCACAGATTGTGTGCTTGTATTGTGGGCCTCGTGTGGCGTATGGTGGCCCACATGCAGGCCACCCAGCCCCTGGTCATCGACTATTTGCGACGGCGGTCCTTTCAGCAGCTCGAGGAGGAACACGGCGTGTGTGCACGTCCGTGCGCGAACGGAGCCAAGTTCAGTCTCAACTACGATCAGATCCTGGCGAAGAGTGGTGACCCTGTCGCCGAGCAGTGCCGAGGCCTCATCATTCGTCCACTGCAGTGGAACTGGGAAGTCTTCAAGAACGACTGGAAGCTGCCAACGGTGGGAGAGTGCGAGGTCGTCGCCTGGCCGATGAGCCGCTTCTACAACTACGGCGATTCGGCAGCACATCCCATCGACTGGGCACACCCGGAGCTTCGAGTCTACGAGAAGGTCGACGGGACGTGCATCATCCTGTATTGGGATCGCATGCAGGGGAAGTGGCACGCAGCGACGCGGTCAGTACCTGAGGCCGACCTGCCCATTTGCGTCGACCACATCGAGATCGGCGACACTACGTTCTCGCAGCTGTTCCTGCGGGCGCTCGCTGCGACTCGAGAGGAAGCAACGGGTCAGAAGGTCGATTGGCTCGTCGATGGTCCTGACAAGGTCATCCACCTCAACAAGGAATTGACCTACGTCTTCGAACTGGTGTCACCCTACAACCAGATCGTGGTGTCGTACCCCGAGCCCCGCGTCTACCTGTTGGCAGCACGCCACACGCGGACAGGCGGGGAGATTCCGATCGAGGAGCTGCGCCTCCAGCACGTCCGTCGTCCCAAGACGTGGCCCATTCGCGACGTCGTCACGCTGTCAGCTTTCGTCGACTCGGCCAGCGCGGCCGAACTCGAGGGCGCAGTCGTCTGCGTACCCACCGGTACGTCATTCACCCGCCAGAAGATCAAGAACAAGACCTACGTCCTGGCTCACAAGTCGAAGGACACGGTGATGTCGTCCCAGCGCAACGCGTTGGAGGCCGTCATCCTCGAAAAGGTCGATGACATCGTGCCGCTGGTACCCAAGGAGGTCGGCGACCGACTGCTCAACATGCAGCGTGCCTTCGGCGACTACTGCAAGGAAGTCGATGGACGGGCCGAGGAGTTCCGAATCAATGCCGATGGCTCGCGCAAGCGCTATGCCGAGCAGGTCCTCCTGTCGGGCGACTGGACGGCTCCCTACTTCAACCTGTGGGAGAATCGGGCCAAGAGCGCGAAGGAATGGATTCAGGCCAACTGCCGCAACAACAAATTGTCGGCCACGTCCCTCGACACAATTCTTGCTAAGCTGAGGCTGTAGCCCCTATCTTCGGCCCACGGGTTTTTCTAAGGGCACACCGTGGGCCGCATTTGGGCCTGTCCAAGCCCCCAACGAGGGATTACGAGATCTAGGTCCGGCGCCGATACTTACGAAAGGAGGCGCCTCATGATCGTGATCGACCTGTTTGGCGGAGATGATACCGTCATCACCATCCCGCCTGAGAAGACCAAGGAAGAGCTCGAACGCGAGGAGGCGATGCGAAAGCGTGCCTTGGAGGAGATCTTCAAGCGTGCGCCCAGACCGCAGCTTGAGATCGTCCCGGTCACGCCGACGAAGCGCTGATCACTCGACCTTCCAGGACAAGACCGACATCGCCGCCGGGATGTTCTCCGGATCGACGAAGACACAGACCTGATCGGGGGTCAAGAAGTCGGTTCGAGACGTGGCGCTGAAGAAGAAGAAGTTCTCGCCATCCATGCTGTAGCCGATGCGACGAGTGGTACCGTCGTCCTCGAGGCGCATGAAGAGGAACGGCATGTAGAAGCCGAGTACGTCAAAGTAGCTACTGTTGAATGACGTGGGGCTGTTGTACTTGTTGTAGCCGAACCGAATGCTACCGGCCGAGGCGTAATTGATCCACGTCGCCAACCGACCGTTGGATGAATCGCGCCATCCGATGCCAACAACGCTCGAGTTGGTTCCTGGGTGAAATAGCGGTTGAATGCATGCCGTGATCTTGTAAGGAGTCGCTGGCGCTGACCGCGCAGCGACCTTGAAGTCTGGACTGCTGCCCAAGGCTGCGCTTAGGAACAAGGTTCCATTACGTTGGGTTTCAAATCGTGAAGTACCCAATGATACGTTGGTCCAAGAGGCAGACGCGGGAGGCGTCGTCAACTTGTACAGCGAACCGGGGCTGAATGCACCGACTTGAAGTGTGCCGCTAGTCGTTACATCACCGCCGAAGATCGCTTTTTTCGCCTGCGAACCCGAGACCTCGATAGTGCCGCTGACGTAGAAAAATGCCTCTTGGCCTGCCGCGTTGGTCGCTCGGGTTCCGGTGCCGACGGCGAGTGATGAAGTGATGAAGGCGCTGTTACCGGAGCCACCATCCAACCAGAACGCTTGTGCGTTGCCAACAGTGTACTGGACGACGATGAAGCCGTGGCCGCCGTCAGTGCCATTGCCTCCCACCGTGTTGCCACCCTTGCCCGTGTTGGTGGGAGCAGACGTGAGGTAATCGCTGTCCGTCGTGTTGGGAGGATTGGCCCGAGTGTTGGACGTGTTGCCGTTTTCACCCGCGGTGAGCGTTCCGTTGGTGACCTTGGTCGGGTTCAGATAACCCGAACCACCACCACCGCCGCGGCCGTCGCCTGAACCACCGCCACCACCGAAGTAACCACCACCGCCACCACCGTCGTCGTTTGATGTGGAGACAGTTCGTTGACCGCTGCCGTTGCCACCATAGAGGGGTCCACCAGCGCTGGGTCCACCCGCGGCCGATTGCGTACCGCCGGTGCCGTCGACACCGTTGCCACCGGTCGTGCCACCACCCCCGCCACCGATCTGGAATCCGGTGCCTGCGCCACCACCGCCAGCGATCATCAGCGCTGTCTGTTGGTGAACAGTTCCCGTGAAGAGGCCGGTGTAACCACCGCCACCGCCACCTGATGCGTCGCCCTTGGTACCGAAGCCACCGCCGCCCCAACCACCGAGGCCGCCGTCGCCGGCCGATCCCGTTACACCCTGTCCACCACCGCCGACGATGTAGAGGATCGTCTGGCCGGGGGTGACTGAGATCTTACCTGAAGCATAGCCACCTGCACCTGCAGTGTTGTTTGAAGCCCACGCACCGTTGCCGCCGCCGGCACCCCACATCTTGACAGTGAGTTCGGTGACACCGTCGGGGACGACGAATGAACCCGTCGTGCCGGTGTACGTGTATTGCTGCGTCACCGTGGTTGAGACCGGCGTATTGTTGCCTGCGAGCAGGCTGCCCGTCCACTCGGTCGCGGTGACAGTTGCGTAATCGTTGAAATCAGCGAGCGCAGTACCTGCTGAACCTGTCATCTCCAGGCGCAAAGCGTGGGTACCTGCCGCCAACTGCGTGAAGTAGACGAACGACGGAAATGCACCGTGAATGCCTACCGTGTTGTGGTAGACGCTGGATGATGCGACGACTTGACCGTCGATCTTGAGATACAGGGTGTCTAGCGCCGCATTCTGACCATTGAAGCCAACGGCGCCGACATGGAACATGACGGGCGCGCCAGTCGAAACGTAGGAACCAAACCAGTTGGTCGTCGGTGTCGATGGGAATGAGCCATTACCTGCAACGTTGTTGATCGGTCGAGACGAAGACAGACCGAAGCTCGCGGTTGAAGCAGAGCCACCTCCACCGACAAGTCCTGAGCCGACGGTAAGAGAACCGCTGATCTGAACGTCACCACCAAAGACCGCGATGCGGCGGCCGCTGCCCGAGACACCGCTCGTGCCAGAGACGAAGAAGTAGACGTCAGTCCCAAGTTGATCAGCATAGCGATTGCTTGAATCGATCGACACTGAAGACGTCGTCTTCATCCGGGAGGCGCCATCGAGCCAACCGGCGTTGGCGTTCAATGACCCCGTGAAGGTGAAGGTCCTCTTTCTGTATTCGAGCTTGAGGCGCTTGTACGTAGCTTGGAAAGAGTTGTTGGTGTTGACGGTGAAGGCGTTGATGTGGATGGCGATACCGACGCTGCCCGTCACCGTTGAACCGAAGACGTTGCCTTGGTAGCGCTGGAACGACGACAGTTTCCAACCCAACGATTCCGTAGGATCTCTTGGGAATGATGCAGACGGGGAGGTGATGTTGACGAAGAAGTCTGACTCCGTCATCGCCTTCTGGTGGATGCAGACGGCATTCGTCGTCGTGCCCAGCACCGAAGCCGCGCCGGTCTGACCACCATTGTAGAAGTTGTCGTGTGAGAAGAAGGCGCCATTGCTGAAGCCGCGGGCCCAAGCATTGAAGAATGCTGTGTTGCCGTTGGTGAACGGGTAGCGAGCGAAGCCGCCGCGGGTCACTTCAAAGTTTGCGTCAGAACCGGTCACCTCGCAGATGGCCCACAATCGAAGTTCGTAGTCCTCCTGACGATAGTCGGGGAAGGCACGAACGATCGGCAAGATCAACGATGGTGCAGTGTTGGTCGACGTGAACTGATCGCTGGAGTTGCCGTTGGGGTCGAAGACGAGGCCAACACCCGGGACGATACCGATCGAGTCGGCATTCGCCATGTTCTCAGTGATCCAGCTGAAACCGAAGAGGCTGTTGTTGAGGCTGTTGGCGGTGAAACTGACAGCCGACTGCGTGGTGCAGTCAATGTCAAAGATGGTGGTCCAGTCATTGCTGGCCGTCAGCAACGTCGATGCGCCGCCGGTGCCAATGTTGCTCAACGCCTTGCCGAATGGGTTGTTGGCGTCGAAGAACTTGATGTCATTGCCCACACGTTCGATGCGTGAGCCGCCATCACCAAACTGGATGTCGTTTGACGTGATCTTGACGCTGCCTGAACCAACAGTCAACGAACCGCTGATCCTGACGTCACCCCCAAAGAGGGCAACACGTGCGTTCTGAGGGTTGCTAGCCGTCGACACGCCGACGGTGCCGCTGACGTAGAAGTAGACGTCCTGTCCCTTCTGCTGCGGGTTCGTCAGGTTCTCAGTGCCATCACTGATGGCGATTGAGGATGTAGTGCTGAGCTTGTTGCCGCTGTCGAGCCAACCGCCGGCGAGCACCTGGTTGGCGCCTGGGTCGAGTTCGTAGATAAAGAACGCGTCCATGCCAGCCGGCGTCTGGTTCATCGAGTTAGAACCCGATACGTTGAAACCAGCGATTTGGTACGTGTAGCTGCCAGCTGGCTGCACGTCGAGCCAGAACATCGACGGGACCCGGTTCCAGTCGTTGTTACCTTCGCCATCGACCAACTGCATGCCTTTCGACGATGAGACGATGGCACTACCATTACGTAGGAACGACCAACCTGATCGACCGTTCGCCGCCGTGGTGTTGATCTGACCGGCCCAACCCAACAGAATCGGTCGGCCGCGGGTTGCCAACTGTAGCGTCGGTGTTGCCGGCACTACGTCGGTGTACGTACCGCCGAGACCAGTCGTTGCTGTTGACGTGGCGTACTTGAAGTTGACGTCAGGCAGCTCCCATAGGATCAACGTACCCAACGAACCATTCTTGTTGATCTTGCCAGTACTGGCGCCTTGAGTTGCCTGGACGTTGTAGGTGTTGGACGCCCCGATGGTCGCACCCTGGTCCAAGAACATCATGTTGAAGTTTGAAACTTCGTTAGCGTTGATGCTGACTTCGAGGACCTGGCTGGTGCCGCCTCCGAGGTTGGTTCCGTTGCGGGCGATAGTGCCGTGGGCCCACGCTGCACCGATGTCACCGGCGTGGTTGCAACTGGCGATTGCCAACACGGGACCCTTCGTCGGAGTGATGCTAGCGCTGAGTCCGACGACGTTACCTCCCGTGACCGTCGCCTCCGTCATTGTGGAGGCGGTGACGACGTTGGCGCCCTTCATCTCGAAGACAGTCAGAGCTGCAGGACCCACGCCCGTCGCAGTCAACTGTCCAGAACCGGTCGGGTTGCAGCCGATGAAGCTGTAGCTGTAGGTGCCCGCGGGTGGGAAGTCAACGAACGTCATGCTGACGTTCGCATTGTATGTGTTGACCATCGGGCCGCAAGGCTGCATACCCCAAACGGGATGGCCGAGGTTGACGCCGTTGCGCGCCAAGCTGAAGATCGCCGTCGGTCCACCCGTCAATGCCGTGTAGTTGGCATTGACAGTGATGAAGACGGGTGAGCCTGACGTAGTGATAGTGCCAGTCAGCACAGGCTCACCAACGAAAGTGCTACCCGCTGGAACGTTCCACGAGTTCGACGAAGTGACGAAGGTGTAGTTGGCCTGCTGGAATCCACCTGCAAACGTGCTGCTGCTGATGAACGTTTGGGTGATGATTGACTGAGTGACTACCGTCGTCAGGTTGTAGAGGTTGCCTAGGGTCCGCTGGTACTCAGAGGCAACTTCCGCATCCGTCAAGGTTCGAGGAACGATCTTGATCGATGCAACTGAGAAGTTTGTTGAGACCTGAGTGGTGCCGTTGAAAGTCGTCTGTGGGAATGCGCCAACGTTGTATCGAGCGTTGCTTGCGCCGACGGTGCCTGTGGTGGCCGTCGTCAGTGCGGTCGATGTTTCTAGAAGGGCACCATCGACGTACACTTTGACGGAACCGTCAGTGGCTCGCGAAACCGCAAGGTGGAACAAGCGATTGAATGGAACCACGGCATTCGTCGTGGTGTAACCACTGTTGGAGCCAGCAGCGAATTCCCAACCAATACCAATGGTGCCATTGGGATTGATGTCAATGCCAAATAGTTCGTTTTCTTGTCCGTTGACGTCGCCGATCAAACCGGTGGCGTTGAACAATGACGACAGCGCAGTGGGAGGCTCGAGGTTGACCAAGGCCTCAAACGTCAGCGCACCTGACAGGACCGTGACGAGACTCGTCGGCAGCGAGGCCGTGAGACCCAACATCGTTGAACCGTCGAAATGGAATCCTCGGAGGCCGGGACCCATGTTGGTGTAGCGTGCAGTACCAGCATTGACGACGAGATTGCTGGTGATCGAACCTGAGTCGTTGAGGGTTCCGCTCAGCGACCACAGCGACACCGGTGAAAACGTCGTGTCGTGGTATTTGATGACGCCCGAGCCGGTGATAACCTGAACTGGGAGTTGGACGTTGATCGATGACGTCAGTTCATAGTCGAGGCGGAACTTCGAGAAGGAGCCTGTGAAATTGTTGTTCGTGTTGTTGGTTGACGCCGCCAGTACGACGCCAAGTTCGCCTGAACCGCTCAGGTTGTTGACGTAGAGGACGCCGTTGTTGTGCAGGATGCTGCCGCGATGCTGCAGGCTACCCGTTGATGGCCACGCACCATTGACGCTTAGACCGGTCCAAATCTCGACCTGACGGTCATTGTTGAACTGCATCATGATGGTGTTATGACCACCCAATGCAATCGGCGTCTGATTTACGAGGTTGGCACCTCCACCGGCAGCCTGAATCTGCCAGGCGCCCGCGCCGCCGCCGTCAGTCCTGCTATCAGTGACGCTCCAATCTCCATTGTTGCCGTTACGTTCAAAAGCTAGCGAAAGTTTTTCTGTGGGCTGATCAGCGTTGGTCTGAGAGATGACTGCCCAAGCTCGGAGGCGGTGATCTGCCAGCGAAAATGCCGGGAAGATGTTCTGAACCTTGGTCGACAGCAACGGCGCCGTTCGCGTCGTAGAGAAACCATAGTCAGTGTTGGCAGCGTTGCAGTCAAATTCCAGGCCCGTTTGAGGATTGATGCCAATGAAGTCCGCATTGGCGCGGTTCTCAACTTGCCAAACAACGCCGGCAAGAGTCTGGGAACCATTGGCACCCCAGCTCTGCGAAGGCAATGTTTTGAAATCAACATCGTAAGCGGTCACCCACTTGTCTGAGCCAGACAAGACCAGCGCCGTTGATGTGGTGCCGCCGCCCCCACCTCCACCACCAATGAGTGACGTCAGCGTCTGGCCCGAAGGATTGCTGATGTCGTAGAACTTGAGATCGCCCCCCGCCTTTTCAATGCGGGTGCCTTGACCGAATTGGACATCGTTGCTGGTGACGGTGACTGAGCCAGTGCCCACTGTCAGCGAACCGCTGATCTTGACGTCGCCTCCAAAGGCTGCGACGCGGCGAGCGTTGGCGGTGCCCGAGGTAACACCGATGGTGCCTGACACCCAGAAGTAGACGTCGCTGCCGATGGAGCTGGCGAACCTGCTCTGTCCATCGTGCGACACTGAGCTGGTCGTCATCAATGAGCCACCAGCATCGGCCCACGGGCTGCTGATGATGATCTGACCGTTTGATGAAGTGAAGACGGTGAGGCCCGGACCGGCGACGATGTACGACAGGCCTCCCGCAGTTCTTTGCAATGAACCGCTTAGCGGTCCGGTGAAGATGCTGCCCGTCAACGTGGCGACGACGTTGTTGTTGATGCTGGCGGTGATCGCCGCATTGGCGCCGCCGTCGATCAACAAGATGCCAGTGCCGGCCAACAGAGCACGTTCACCCGTCAGACCGGGTTCATTGGTGACCGTGATGTACGATGCGTTTTGTGGAGGAGGTGGTGTACCACTGCTGGCGGCTGTGATTCGGCCGTACGCATCGACCGTCAATGACGTGTAGGTGAAGGACCCAGCACCACCACCCAGGATGGGAGTCAAATCGAGGGTGACCGCAGCATTGGCACCCGAGTCGACCATCGACAAGTTGGTGCCAGAAACGTTCAACCGTCGTTCATTGGACAACAGTGACGTGCCCGCGAGGGTCACATAGGGGGCATCGTTGGGGGCTCCGCCGATACCTCCGAGGCCTAGACCGGAAACCAGGATGCGCCACCGGTCGCCGAACCAATACAGAGCAATCGAACCGAACTTGTCGGTCAACGTGCGGAACGTGTACTGGTCGATCAGGGCGCCGGGCGAGGGAACGACGTCAATGGGAACAGTGTCCGCGGTTCCCGACATGTCCTTGACGAAGTGGATCTGACCGTTGCGGGGGTTGGACGGCAGGTACAGCGTGATGCGGCCCGATGACGGGGTGTTGATCAACGACACTGAGATGACGGTGTCGTCGTTCTTGACGTAGAGGATGCCCTGGTTCTCTGACGTGATGCTGTAGTCGGTCGCCGCTAGTGACAGGCGACCCAACAGCTGGAGCTCAGACGGACTGCCTTGCAGGCCGATCTGAACATCGCCTGGGATTGCAATACGCTTGATCTTACCGGTGTTCGTGTCTTGTACAAAGACGAAGAACGACCGCAGCGCTTCTTCTTGTGTGCCAGTCGCCATGTACTCGAAGCTAAATTACTTGGTCAGAGCGTGACCTGGCCAAACTGGTTCTGCTTGAAGGCAATGATCTTGGTGTTCAAGACGTCAGTGTTGATGGCACCACGGTTCCTAGTTTCGCCATCGAAGTACGGCACAGATGACGTGGCCTCGAAGCTGAGGTTCTGCGACCAGGTGTTCTCGGGCTTGGTGAGGCGGCCGTTGGCATCGACGAACTTGACAGTGACCGGCGCCGGGGTGGTGCCTTCCTGGAAGTTGAGCACGTCGGGCTTGTTGACAGCCGTCTGGTAGAACTTGGTGAACGGCCGTTGTTCCAGCATGTCGCGGAACTGACCGTAGCTACGCTGGCGGTAGTACGCCTTGTTGAACGTGGGGAGGCCGTTGTAGACGCCGTACTTCCACCCGCGGATGATGGGCGACAGACCCCATTTGCTGCCCCAGTTGAAGAACGGGTCCGGATCGCGGAGCCGGAAGTCAGCCCAGTGAGTGTTGCCAAAGTATGCGTTGGAACCGAAGCCGCTGCCCACGTAGACTCGGTTGTTCATGTCGCCGAAGCCGAACAGACACTTGACAGCGTCGCTGACGCCTGCTGAGCTCGTGAGGATGTAACCGAACTGCGTGCTCGACGACATGTAGGAGTCGCAGACCCAATGGTAGTCGAATGCAGCGCCTCCGCCGACGGGTCCGGCGGTGTTGGTGTGCTGCCGCGCGGGTACGCTCGGGAGCTCAGTGCCCACAGGTCCGAAGAAGAAGCCTTGCAACGGAACCGGATCGATCGCTTGCACCGGAGCAGCGCTGCCGAAGCCGCCGAAGAAGTCGACGGAGTAGTTGGCGAGGAACGACCGCTCGATGAACTGCTGGCGCGGGATCGTCGAATAGCGAGGCTCAAACGGGAATGACCAGGTCCACACGCCGTCGAGCAGCGCACCCCACGTTGGGAACCAGACAGGGGCCTGGTAGTCGAACCAGAGGAAGCCGATGCGCTGGTCAACCTTCTGAGCATCGCCGATGTAGTTGCCGTACCACGCTGACGCTGAGTCACCCTGGCGACGCAGCAGGAAGATGCCTGCGCCGTCGGCCAAGAAGCACTGGTTGACTGCGGGCATCAGCGAGTCCCAGAAACGCTCCGTGTTGTCGATGTGTTGAGCTACGCGGACGGTACCAGCCTTTTCGCTGTACGGTTGCTGTCGGAAGGCCTTCGACGTAGTGAAGTCGATGTCTGTGGTGCCCGGAATGCCGGCATCACGTGCGTTGTTGTTGCCGTAGATCTTGCCACGGGTGCCACGGCTGAGGATTGAGGTCGCAACAGGCGAACCGACGACGCTGCCGGTGACGAAGATGATGCGGCCGTCGGGACGCACGATCTTGCTGATCATGTTGCCGGCGACGACGTTGTCGTAGGTGCCTGACACGTAGAGGTCGCGATAATCGGCCTCGAACTGGTCGATGATGGGCTCATTGCCCGCGACGATCTCGTGGACGGCGTTCGATGCCAATGGCTGGTTGAGGGTGTCGTGAAACTCCTTGCCCTCGCGCAGTAGGCTGCCGTACAGCGTGATGTTGATGGTGCCGGTGATGAGGTTGACGTCGTGGACAATGTTGCCCGAGGTGAACGGCGTCGTCGCCAGTGTGCCGTAGAAGAACGGCCTCATCTTGGAGATTGCCAACACCAGGGTGTCGTTCGGCGTCACCAAGTACGGCGCCGGCAAGTAGTTTTCGAGGGGTACCGCTGCTTCGAACTTGTAGTTGGTCCCACCGGTGACAGCGGGCAGGTATTGACCTGGCAACGTCGTCAGGTTGTTGAAGGTGAGACCACCGTTGGACTGCGACAGGTAGAACGGGTTGGGAATCTTGCCTTTGACGTTGATCAGCTGCGACGTTGCGAATTCCTTGCCAAAGGCTGAACGACCCGATGGGTCAAAGCCAGTGGCGCCGCGACCGAAGTTGTTGACGTAGGCGATGTAGGAGCTCTGCGCGTAATTGGTGGTGACCTGGTTGCCCAACGCGATCTCGGGCGTGTTGAACACGTCAAGCACGCCCGATCGATTGTTGGCAGTGGCACCCGTCATCGCAAACTCGAGGCGGACGATGACGCCGTTCGACACCTGTGCTTCGCACTTGACGGCTACTGAACCCGTGAACTGGGAAGTGCCATTGACAGTCGTGGGAGCGACGACGACACTGGGGGCTGCTCCGAAGGCCGGGAAGCCACGCGGCCTGATCTGGTACGTGGTGTCAATGCTGGGGAAGTTCGACACCACCAATTCAGCATAGTTGTCCTGCTGGTGGGTGATGGTTCCGGTCAGAATGAGGTCGCGGCGTGAGTTGCCACCAAAGACGGTCTGATTGTAGAGTGCCACCGTCATGCCTGGGCCGGCGAAGTCGAAGGCACCGGGTGATGCCTCTAGTGGCACGAAGCATGTCGTCTTGTCGTTGAACCAGCCCGGGCCCAACATGATGGGAATCTCGATGACCGCCTTCTCAATCAAGAAGGGATGACTGATGGGCAGTTGGAAGATCTCATCACCGGTGGCACGGTAGTCAGAGTTGGCCTGAACTGACTTTGCGTAGAACTTGCTGACAGCGTCGGTGACGTTGGCCGTACTGAAGGGCGCGCCAATGCTAGCGTCAGACTGGTCGCCAGGACCCGTACGGGTGTGGCTTCCTGACATGACGGCGTTGCCGATGGGACCGAATCCCTTCGCGTCCTCCAGGATGCGGCGGTTCTGGCTGTCGGCGGTCAACGTGGTGATGTCACTACGGCTCTGCTGATTTGAACCGTTCGACGGGCTCGTTGAGTTGCCTGGCACCTGCCAGGCCTGAATTCGACGATTGTAGTAGTACATGCTCGACGAAACGCCGAACATCGTTGTCTGGTAGCTGATCGGCAGTGATAGCTTGATCTGCGTCTTGGACTTGATGTGCTGTGATAGGCCATCACCCAGCTGTGAAATGCTGGACCCGCTCTCGAACGACGTCGTCGTTCCGTCAGCACGAATTTCGTAGCGGCTGGACTCAAAGAACGGCGTGGTGAGGCCGTCGTTTGCTGAACCAATGAATGGATCGATCGCCGACTTGACGACGCTGGCCGTGATCAGGAAGTCGCCCGCAAACAGGTTTTGCCTGTCGACGCACGATGGTTCAGAGTCACCAAAGAAACGCTGCAGTGTGGTGGGATAGTTGACGACGCTGCCTGAGACGGCGACGCCGCTGACGACAGTGACAGCGGTGAAGGGTGCGGAACGGCGGTCGTCAAAGATGACCTGATTGTTACCGCGACGGGTGTCGCCAGTGCGCGCGACGGTGGGCATTGACAGGCGATTGTCAAAGTCGTGGATCGCCAGCCTCGGCAGCACCTTGCGGCGGTTGACGGGCGGCGAGAAGATGAACGCTGCGCCAGCGGTGTCCAGACCGGGCCAGTGGATGCCTGGCACTAGGCGCCAGACGTAGGGCCGCGAGTAGGTCTGTCCGGCAAAGTTGTCAAAGCCGGTGTCGAAGAAATTCGGGTCATAGACGGCACCGCCGTAGATGTACTGCTGGCGGCGTTCGCTGCGGCCCAGGCCCAGAGCAAAGTCGCGGAAGCGCAATGTACCCGGCATGAAGATGCCGATGGTTGCGTCCTCGATGAAGTCGTCGGCACCGGTGCCCCACTTGGTGGGCGACAACGTGATGTTCTTGCGCGGCGTGTATCGGTATTCAATAACGCCGTTCTCGTTGAAGACGACCTCAAACTTGATGACGGTGCTACCGTTGGCATAGTCAGAGATCGACGTCCAACGAATGATGCGCCGGCGGCCGCGTGGACCGCGGGGATCGAAGTACGTTCGAACTCCGAAGTCAATGGGACGATAGGTGATCGGAGGGGTCTCTAGACCTTCACCGATGCGGCGGCGTTTGTCAGAACTGCCGACGACGTTAGCGAGGTTCTGAGTCGTGTTGCGAAGGTCGTCGAACCACGGAGCCAGCAGTACGTTCTGCGAAGAATTGGTCTCACGGATGCCTTCATTGGCCCAGGTGGCCGAGGCGATCAACGTAGACTGAATGGTCGATGGATTCGTTTCTGATGGTCCAGCCAGTGCCATCCAACCGTTGGTCGAACAGATGTAGCGCTTGTAGACAATGCCATCGAGGTTGAAGTCGAAGCCAATGTTCTGCAGGTTGCTGATCGGATCGTCAGCGTAGTCGCTGGTGACAGTTGAGCTTTCGACTGGTTCGAACAGCCTGTCCGGGATGGGCGTCAGGTCAGTACCTGGCGCAGTGACGCGCGTCAGGATGTAGTTCTCAAACCGCCGGGGCGGAGCTGCTCTCAGGGACTTGGGTGTCGGCATCTTAGTAGACCTGGCCTCCGAACGCTAGAGAGTCAGTACCTACCTCCACATTGGTATCGTAATCCCACCCACAGATGGCAGAGCGCTTTCGGATCGCATTGCTGACGTAGTTGTCGGTTGACCCTGTCATCAGGCTCAGTGCCGTCGACAAATCGCTATCGTACACCGACTTTTGCTGTGTGTTCCTCACGAAGCGTGTGTCTTCAAAAGGGGACAGCGGCGGCTTGTCGTGACGGAAGAAACCAACAACAGCGACGGTGTGCGCGAGGACCGACAAGCTCTCATTGTCCTCTTCGTTTGGGAAGGGAACGGCGTCGGCATACTGATCCAGGAAGCCGATCTGTTCCTTCAGGTCGTAGCGGTGCACCGTCAGGATTTGGTCCGACGACCAAGTCGAGTCGGTGTTTCCATTCATCATCGATGCCTTGACCTCGTGAGCTTCGAACGGCACGTCGATGCTGAAGAACGACGCCCGGGCTCGAATGGTGAAAGGCTCGATGATGCCATCAAAGGTGTAGTTCTCGATCTGATCATTGTCGCTGGTGATGATCGGGAACGTGATGATGTTGAAATTCAGGGGTGAGTCAAGGTCCTGTGCCTTCAAGAAGTCGACGGGCTTGAAGTAGTCGAGTTCCTCGAACCTCGGGTCATTCCTGAAGTTCTTGTCCATGCCGTAACGGTTGCGGCGCAGAATGTGACCGGGTTCACCGGCCCAAATCTTGACAGTGCCGGCGTCAAAGTGCTTCTGGTGCGTCAGTTCGACGCCTTGACGGTAACCGTCAATCTCCGACGTGTCAATGCTGCTGGTGTTGCTGAACGACCCCGACGGGACGATGACAGCGACCTTGGGACCTTCGTCGAAGAAGGACGTGTCGTGCTGCTGTGAACTGAAAAAGCTAGGGGTCGTCATCAGTACTTCCTGATCGTGCCAGCGAGCTGTTGCAACAGCAGGACGTCACGGATCCTGTGTCGGTCGGCCTCTCCGAGGTACATCTCGCTCGAAAGGTATTCTAGCTTGTGACGTTCAAGCATGTGTGATTCAATGACGAAGTCAGTACCTTTGAAGCGCGTCTTCCTTGGAATCAGTTGATCGATGAAGGTACCGATTGAGGTGTCGAACCACCGGAAGAACTCAAAGAAGGCCTTGAAGTTGAGCTTCTCGCGGATGCGGTTGAAGTAGATCTCGCGCAGGCGATCGAGGTCGGGATAGTCTGGTGAATAAACGAGCTCCGGCGCGCCCAAGGCGTTGTCGATGGCATCCATCGTTGCAAATAGGGTGACGATGTCGCGGTTCAAGGCATCGACCAGCGAGAATTCAACGGAGAATCTGATGTCATCTGTCGGCTGCTCGCTCTTGACGATTTCGTAGATCGGAGCCACGCCCGCCCACGGCGTTGCGTCGACCAGATCCTGGTTCAAGAAGCTGCGGATCCTGATCTTCTCATTGGTTGACGCTTCGTCAAAGTAGGGAGACAGGTAGGTGAGCTCGAACAGCTCGCCCCGCACGCAGTCCTTGTCCTGTGGGAACCCAGAACCCGTCATGTGATTGCCGTTGAGGCTGAAGTCCAAGAAGGTGATGCTGCCCAGGGGACCGAGGCTTGCGGTAGCGTTGGCGCGGCGGGTCTCTTGCTTGGACATCGAATCCATGCGGACGCGTTCGAATGAACCCGAGTTGGTCGTGGTGAAGTTGTAGTTCGTCAACGGGTCTTCGACGCCGAGCGACCGGTAGTTGCGAATGTGTTCCTTCCACTCGTCTTCCGACAAGGCCTTGGACCAGAACCTGAGGTTCGACATCCAACCCTGGAAGTCCGTCACTCGTGCCTCCTGATCGGCGGCCAGAATATTGTTCAGGTGTGTGAAGGTACCTCCAGTGCCTGACAACAGAGATTGATTCATGCCCACGGCGACGAAGGTGCCCGAGGCATTTGCCGAGCCCGTCATCTGTCGGAGGACGTTGACAGCGGAACCCGTCGCTTCCAGGAAGAACGATGATGACATCTTCAGATACGAGATTTCGCCCTGCTGCTGGTTGCCGATCCTGAGGAAGTACGACGACGACACCTGTGAACCGATGGAGTCGTTGCGTTCACAACCGAACGACACGTTCCAGTGTTCACCGTCAAAGATGGCGTAGTCAGGTACCTCCATCTGCATCACCAGGGTCGGCGACGAGGTGCCCGTGCCTGGACGAGCGTAGAGCATCAATTTGGGAGACACTGACGATGACACTGCCAACAGGTTGGCGATCAGCTCGGTGCCGGCCGAGCCCGTGGTGCACAGGCGGGCGAGGCTCTGCGTCGCTGAGGTCATAGCCTTGATCGACGTCTTGGGGTAGCGAACGATGGTCTCAACCGTCCAGGAACCCGACGTCAGCAGGCCGTCGTTGGGGTTGTTGCTGATGCCGTGTGGATGGTACGTCTCTTTCTGGACGAAGGTTCCCGCTGGGTATGGGAAACCAACTTCGACACGGGATGCTGACAGGTATGGCGACACTGCCAGGGACGAGCTGATGAACTCGACCATGGTGCCGACCTCGCGCTTGGATTCGCGGCTGTAGGTCAGGACGCGTTCAGTCGGACCACCATACTCACGAATGCGAACACTGTTCTCAGGATCGATGCCGATGGCTCGGAGGAAGGCCTTGATGCTGTGTTGGGTGCCCTTTGACTTGATGACATCAGGCAGGTTGATGAGCACCCGGCGCATCAGCTCATGCTGGACGAACTTCAACGGAGTCTCAGATGAGCTGATCTCTGGATCGATGTTCTCAGCGCGCAGGTACTGCTCTAGTGTCGCATCGTTGAACAGCGGAGGCAGGTGGAAACCGTACTGCGTGATCAGGTCTCGCAAGAAGTTGTTGGGCATGCTGATGTTGCGGTCATAATCGACCGTTCGCATCAAGCTGAATGCGTCAACGTAAAGCTTCATCTCATCGAAGAAGCGTGCCCAGATGTAGAGCAGCGACAACATCAGTTGGATGCTGCCCATCTTGCCTTGACCGGGGATGCCGTCGCCCGCGTAGGGCGCGCCCGTTTCGCCTTCAGGCTCACCAAAGCCTTCGTAAGCGCCACCTTCTAGCAGGTAGTGCTGAGGGATCAGGCGAGTGATCAGGTTGGGATTTGCCTTGTCGTATTCGGACGCGCTGCTCAACAGTTCGGTGTTGAGGGCGAGGACGTCGGGGTGAGCCGGGAACAGAACTGGGCAGCTCTCTTCCTTCTCGAAGATGACTTGGCTTGTCGGGTCTTCGGATGCGTCCTGCCGCAGTTTTGAGCCGGTGATGGTACCATTGGTCGCCACATCGACGAACTGGAAGTAATTGCTGATCAGAGAGTGCAGTGAGTTGCCCGAGCTGTCGATGACGATGGCATTGGTCGTGTCCGTCGGGCTCAGCGTCAATTGCGTCGGGGGCTCATTGAACTTGTAGTACAGCTTCAACGAATCAGTGGTGAAAATGGCCTTGGGAGCGTATGCTTCCTGTTGAGATGCTGACCGCGCCTCGTGAAACAGACGGAATTCATCAATGGTTCCTGACAACGTCTGCAGCGGTGTGACGGTTGCACCGTCGACTGTGATTGCGGTGCCACTGCCGATGATGAACTCGGAGCCATCGATGTCCAGGTCACCAATGACATAGCGTGAACGCGAGACGGCGTTGGACTCAGAGGCCTTGAAGAACTCCAGGTAGTGGACTCCCGTCTCGCGGTTCCACGTGGTGCAGATGTGATTGAAGCGTCCCTTGTCGAGGATGCAAGGCACCGTCATCGAGAAGTTTCCTGAGACCACGCTGAAGCGTGCCTCAACCTGCGTCAGGCTGGAAGTTGGCAGCAGGTACAAGGAAAAGCCTTGAGTGCTGCCGGACATCTTCTGAAAGACGACTTGCGTGCCCAACGTGGCCGTGGCCGGCAGGTACAGCTCCAGCTCAACGCTGAGTGAGGTACCCTTGGGGTTGAGGACTGAACCACCGTGTGCCGTCTTTGACAGCTCGGGGAACAGTGCGCCGGCAGTGTCCTTGGTGACGACGTAGGTGCCGGCGGTCAGCGCTGTTTCACCGACTTGGCTGCCTGAGAAGTGAAGTTGGCCGTGAAACTTGGGGAACTGGTCGAAGACCCACCGGTCATAGCCCGTCATCTTCTCAAAGAACGACTCGACCTCATTGCGGGTGCCGTCGAACGGAAAGCCGTTGATGACCTGTTCGAAGGCCAGGTTGACCTTGGCTTCGGCGCTGTTGAAGAAGGTGTGGTTCTCGAACTTAGACCAGTCGACGTTGAGCTGCTGCGTTGACTTTAGCGGTGCGTCAGGAGCATCGTAGATGAATGACGACGTGCTCAGGATGTTCGTGTCCGACACCTGACTGAACGTCAGCTGCAGCGGTCGGCTGCCAGACAGCGCCGCCTTCAGGAATGACGGGACGTAAGGTGAGGGCTTCTTCGTCGCCATGAGTGCTCAGGTCTACCTATCGATTTTACGATAGATCAGGACACCCTGAACGCTGGCGACGCAGCCTGGTACACCTGTTGGTTGTTGCCGGTCTCAATGAGAACGTCGATGACGTACAGTCGATCCGGCGTCAAGTTGGACATGTCGAGCCTGAAGTACATGCCTTGTGCATCACTGGACGCTCGAGTGGAGTTTTTCACCGTGTCGAACGGAATCTCGACTTCGTTGGTCGACAGGTCTCGGACCTGGTAGTGGACGTCTCGGACGACGATGCCCGGCATTTCGACTGGCACCTTGCCCACGATGACCATCGGTGAAGTGTGGTCGAAGATGTGAATTCGCAGCACCGTGTCCTCGGTGCGGAGGTGAGTGTCGCGCAGGCCGATGAGGCTGACAACGAACCGCTGTGGGTCGAGAGAGGCACCACCCCTGAGCGCGGGATATGCTCGGATGGCTGAGCCTGTCACGTAGGTCACCGTGCCATCCAGTGATCCCCAGACGGGTGTCAGCTTGATCGATGATGATTGTGCCAGTTTGGCGTTGAAGACTGGGTCAGTCGACGGCAGTGTGAACGACGCTGAATAGACGCCCTTGACGAAGTTGATGCCGCTGCGGTGTTGGGAGCCCGTGAAGATCAGCGCGTAAGTTCCACCCGACACCTCAGTCACTAGCTTCAGGATCAGGCAATCAGGACCCGTGATAGGGGTCAACGCTGATCCTGACGTCAAGTTGGCCGGCGCGTGGCGAGCGTAGTTGTACAGGAACAGCGTGCTGGGCGAGTCGAGGTTGAGGTCGAGGGTGTCGTCCTGAATCGAATCGTCGTACTTGACGATGAGCCTTGGGTGCTTGGCCTCGTTGTATGCGGTGTGGGACGCGAACCGCTTGACGAAGTAGGTCCGATTGTCGTTCTCGTGGGTCGCATCATAGGCGATCCGGAAGCCTTCGTCGGGCAGCAGACCCGCCAACGTGGCCGAAACCGCCAACGTTACGTCGACTTCAAGGTCTTCCTCACCAGTTGCGAAGAGCTGCGATGACTTCAGTGACGCTCCACCTGCAACATTCGTCGATGCAGTGACGTAGTCAACGGTGCCCGGCAGACCTCCGCCTTCGGCACAACCTGACAACAACCACGGCCCTTGGGCCCTCGACCCCGTCAGAAAATTACAGACATCATGGTCAGCGTAGTATACCACGTCACGTCCGAGGCCCTCGTCGAATGACCTGGAGAGAGGGTGCACGGCGACGGTGAAATTACGAGGGGTGGGCTGTCCACCGTAGACGTCGAACAGCTTCAACGTGCAGTTGAAGCTTGGGTGTCCCGGGTCGAGGCGACCGGCGGTGACCAGGTCGCGGAGAGGCTGCAGGTCGAAGTGGACCAACAACCGGCTCAGCTCGACATTGGGATTGCTGCCCGACGAGGTGATGCCGTAGAGCTTGAACAGGTCCAGCGATCCGGCGTCACCCACGTTGGACGTGTACGCTCGAACGGTCTTAATGACCCGATCGGTGATGTAGGCATCCTTGTCAACGCGTAGGACCTTGTACATGTCAGATCGACGCCTTTCCGACGATGTCGAACTCTGGGTAGCGCACCTCGAAGATGCCTCCAGGCGGTGGCACTAGGATGCCTCGCCGGGTGTTTGAATGGACGTCAAAAGTGACGTTGCTGTACTGACGGTTGTTCGACTTGCCGACAACTGAGTCGAACCGCGTCTGCGTGATCGACATGATGCCCGGCGTAGAGAAGATGTTGTTGACGACGTCCGACAGGACGATGGGTTGGTCGATGTGGAAGTTCTTGATGTTGAAGAAGGTGACCAACTTCGTCAGGGCGTTCTGGAGGACGATGTTCCGGTTCAACGCGGGGTCGATGACCACGTCGAACGAGAAGGTCAAATTGACGACGCGAGCGTCCAACACGTCGACCGCGTCCGAGATCATGCGGTACGGGTTGAGGTACTGCCTCAGGTTCTGCTTCAACGTGTCCGGTGAGACGATCAACTTGGACTCGCTGTTACGTGAGATGATGAACAGCTGCGTCGCCAGTGGGTTGTTGGGGTTCGACCTGATGGCGGCTCGGAAGCACCGACCGAAGTTTGAGGGCATCGTGTAGACGCGGGCCAAGAGGTCCTCACGTGAAACGATGCGCTCCTGAGAGTTGCGGATCGACGGTACCAGCGCCTTCAAGTCGTCGGACGTCGGAGCATCTTCGCCGCCGGCCGCCTGAATCTTGTTGGACACCTCAAGGCTACCCTTGACCTGCGCTGCGACAGCGTTGGTCGGGCTGCTTGGGAAGAAGATCTTCAGCAGCTTGACTGACTTGATGTTGTCAGCGGGGACGTTGTGATTGAGGCCACCACCGTAACGGTAGGTGATCGTCAACGTGGTGTCAGCTGCAGCGACGCCCAGGGTCTTGGTCTGCAGCAACTGCTGCGGATTGACGGGAATTCGGGAAAACGTCTTGGAGTACGGGAAGGCGATGGCGAAGTCCGACGGGTCGGGGATGACGTCATCCTCTAGTGTGTCAGCGTTGCCGCCGCCGAATGTCAGCGTCATCTTACGGCTTGCCAAGTCGGCGTTAGCGACGTAGCGAAAGGGTGCCGGGATGACCTTGATGGCATCCTTGACCAGGTCGTTGTCCTTGGCGGTGTTCAGCACGTTGCGGTAGACGACGTCGTGAGCCAGAGCGCTGACCTGGTAGTAGATGTTGCCCAGGCCATCATTGATCGACACGATCTCGGACACGTTGGAGTTTGTCAACGTGATCTTACGGAAGGGGACGAAGTTCTTGCCCACGTTGACCGTCTCGGTGACTTCCTTGCCCGAGATACAGAGACCGCTAGCAGCCATGAAGAACGTCTTGGCGGTGCCGTTGGTTGCCTTTTCACCCACCTTGACGTCAGCAACGTACCTGCCGTCGGAGCGCTTGCGGCTGAAGTTGACGTCCTCGAGGAGGATGAACTCAACGCCGTTGTCGGCTCCAAAGACGCTGCCGGCCTGGACCGTCGGGATCGCCGAAGGAGACGGGCTCATGACGTTGGACACCCGTTCCGCGGGCACCTGGATGTAGATGGTCACGGGCACGATGGCCGGTGCCGAGCCCACGATGGGGACACCTGCCGAGCGCAGTTGGCGCTCGATGTTTGCATTTTCAACCGCAGTCTCAGGACTGAGTTCACCGTACTGGTGGTCGAGGTAGAACGATAGGTTGTCGCCTACGTACGCGGCGAAGTCAAGGAACAGACCACCGAGGCTCGATTCCGAGAAGTCGCGGATCCTGTCCGGGTAGTACAGCCTAGCGTACTCGAGGAGGAGCGCGCGCAACGAGTCGAAGTCCCTGGCGAGGAACTTTCGCTGCCTGACTGCTTTGAGGTCGTCGCGGTTGATTGCCATGTCTCGTTCGCCTTAAGTACGGACCCGGTTCATAGCACGTACAGGCTAACCTGCAGCTTCTTCAGCTTGACGTTGAGCGCGGGGATGTTGTAGGTGATAGTGATGCGGATGATGCCCGTGTTCTTATTTTCGGTCCTGTCGACGACAGACGTAAAATCTTCGAGGTCGACGAAGGGCATCCAGCGACCTACCGCCGCCTTGATGCGGTCGATGGCCTTTGAGTCAAAGTCGTCCTGCGACACGAACTCTGTCGTCAGTGGACGCAGGTTGGCGCCGAAGTCATAGAAGCCCAACCTCTCACCCCAGTTCGTCAAGAGCAAGTTGCGCAGGTTGTCGTGGATCTGATCGGCGAGGTTGAAAGTCATGCCGAGCAAACCCTCTGATGTCCCAAGGCGTAGTGGGGTCTTGATCCCCACAGGCGTCGCAGATTGGACGAGAGCCTCGACCTTCTTCTGCTCCTGTGTCTTGCCTACGCTCTTGAAAGTGAAGGAGCCCATCGACGGTAAGTAGGCTCAGATCAAACCGGTCAGCTTGGCGATGAGCTTGGTCAAGCTGCCGCCTGCACCCACGAGCATGCCGACGAGGTCGGTGCAGACCATTGCGACCACATTCTTGACGTAGATCAACAATGATGCAACGAAGATCTTGGGTACAATGAGGAGACCCAACAAGTCAAGAACGATCTTGAAAGCGAGCTCCAAGATTTTCAGGGGCAGTCCCGGCAGGTCCAGGACCAGTCCCAGGTCAGGCGGTGCGACGAGCTTGAGGATGAGGTCGAACGGCAACTTGATGAGGCCGAGCGCGAGGTCAGGCAGCGCGAGCGACGGCAGACCTGGGTACGGAATGCCAGGCAGGCTGAAGTCGGGGAAGCCAAAGTCAGGCGGAATCGGTGGGATGGGAGGCACCGGAATCTTCAGCTCGATGCCAAGGTCAGCCAGCTTCAACAACAGCTTGGGTGGCGGCATGATGTTGAGCTTGAGTGCCAGGTCTGGAATGGTGATGGGGAACGGCAGGTCGATGTCAAAGACCGCCGAGAAGTCCATGATGGGAAACAGAGGAGTCGACCCGTTGGCGTCCAGCGCCACAGCAGTCTTCTCGTAGATCAGGTCGGGCCAGATCTTGTGCCAGAACGGGTTGTTCTTCGGATCCTTGAGCTGGGTCGCCATCAGCGCAGCGATAGGATCAGGACCGAACCAGAAGACGGGCTCAGCCTGCAACGTTGTCACGTTTGGGATGACGGGTCCAGGAATGGGAGGCAGCGGGAACAGTGAATTGAAGATCTTGGTCGATGGTGAACCGCCTTTGCCGTCAGCGTTGCCCGTCACCAGCAGGCCCAACACCTCATCGACGTACTTGTCCTTGGCGGCCTTCGTCAGTTTGCCACCTTGAATCAGGCCTGCGCCTGTCAGGATTTTGCCGTATGGGTTGCCCATGTTACTTCATCAAGACCTTGGTGGCGAAGGTGCCATTGAGGCCGTCGGCGCCACCCTGCGCGCCGGCCATGGTGTCAACGATGGGTGAAGCGGTTACGGTACCGCCGGCTCCCTGGTTGTTGACCTTGGTACACAACACCGCCTTGTCGGCATCGTCGCCGCCCAGCTTGACGACACCCGCTTTGGAAGGTGTGAAGATGATGTCACCGTTGGCTCGGATGATGACCGACGCACACTTGTCGGGGTCAACGTCTGGGTCCTTGATGTTGCCGTTCGAGTCCTTGTCACTGTCCTTGGCGCCGGTCACCAAGATGACGACGTCCTGGCGGGCGATCAAGCGAAGCTTGTCGGACTTGATGACGATGGCGCCGCCGCCCGGGGACGCATCCTTGATGGGAGTCTTTGACGCGTGCTTTGCGACCGCCTTGTCGATCTTGAAGTTCTTGTCAGGCGTCGTCTTCATCGCGACGAGGATGCGAGACCTGTCGGTCTTGAAGTCGGGGTCGCCCTCCTTCTCCGCCAGCTCTTTCCGCGATTTGCCGAGCTCCTTCTTGCCGATCTTGTTCTCGACGGGAGTGCCACCAGTGTCCTTGGTCTGGCCTCGACCAGCGACGATGTCGATGGCACCCGTTCCAATTTCGTCGGCTACGTCGTCCTTGTGCGCCTTGGGAATCTTGCCTTTGTCGGGGTCGTCATCGTAGTCAGCGACGGGTCCGACGCGGTCGGTGCCAAGGACGATGAGCGTGTTGTTCGTGCCTTCGAACGCCACGTCGCCGGGCCGCTTGCGATAGCGCGGCACCGACTCGTACTTCATCATCTTGCCGCCATCAGTGTCCTTCAACACCTGCTCATAGAGCTTCTCGATGTCGAACACTTCGCCGGGCGGGATGGCAGTCACCGTGTCGCCGACAACGTAGCGGTCGCCATCTTTTTCATCGACGGCGCCGTTGGGAAACTCGTACTTGGGGTCTTCTTGGCCTTCGGCCTTGACCTTGGTGCCGGGTTTGAATGACTTGTCAAACTGACGATTGGAGTGTGTGTAGTTGACGTCTTCTACGAAGTTTGGGTCAACGATGCGGCAGATCCAGTAGCCGATGTCATTGACCTTAGCATCCGGGTTCTCGAATAGGGCCCAGAGGTGTTCGCCCGGCTTGGAAGGCAGAGAGATATGGGGCGGGAAGAAGGGAAAAAACACCATCACCTTCTCGGAGGCGCTGGCTCCGTTACCCATGACGCGGCGGCCGATGATGGAGTTGCGCGGCGCGGCGGCGAGGTACTCCGGGTTGGCAACCTGCCAGTCGTGTTCCCACACCGCTAGCTTGGCGTCGTCAATGATCGACGGGTCAGAAATGACCTCAAGCACCACGATGCGGACGAAGACGGGCGCACCAGTGCCGCCAATGTGCTGGCCTGACTTGCTCTTGGCACCGAGGACGTATTCCGCATCGCCTTGCGCGATGTCGCCCGTCAGCTTGTTCCTATCGTAGGGCGACGTCATGACTCACTTCTCATTGATGCGCTTGAACATCTCTTCAGGGTCAATGTTCTCGCTGGTGCGTTCGGCTGAAGCAATGAGGTCCGCGAGCTTGATGAGCTGGTCGTTGGCACGGCTCATGCGCTCGATGTAGGTAGCGATGGTCTTGCCGTGGATCGCGTGCTCGGTGCTCTTGTCCTTAACGATCTTGACGAGCTCGGAGAACATCACGTAGGCGTTCTGCCGGTCCGAGATGGCGTTTTCGTAGATCTCCTTCCAGAGCTGTTTCTTCTTGTCGGTCAACGACTCGATCTGGTCGAGAAGGCCGCTGAAGTCACGGATCTTCTCCTCGACACCTCGATCGGTGACCTCGGCCAGCTTAGAAGAGGCGGAACTTTGGGTCAATTTTCAGTCTCCTATAGTGCTTCTTCACCGTCTGCATCGTCGTCGTCAGCTGCTTCGGGCTGAGGCCCGAAAGCTCCCTCATGTACAGGAGGATGGCTGATTTGTTGAGCAGGTCGATGTCGTCGATGTTCTCGAAGATGGTGATGATCGAGTTGATACAAGCGAGCTCGTTCTCGGTCTTCACCTTACCTCGGATCTCATATAGGAGCTTGACGATTCCCGCAGCCGTGGATTCGTTCTCTAGGATGACGTCCTGGGCAGGAATCGTGCAGTGATCCTCCACGATCCTGTGTTCATTGATTGACAGAGCATCCGGGTCGTCCAGGCTGACGCTGCGCCGGATGCGTTGGGTCTTCTGCTTGGTTCGGATGATGAGCCAGTTCTTGGCGACGACGTTGAAGTATGAGAAGGCGTTGGTGCCTCGGGTCGAGTCGAACTTTCCGATCGTCTCGAACAGGAAGTTGACGCAGTCATTCTTCAGGTCGTCGTAGGTGTCGTGGAGGCTGGTGAACTTGTGGATGTTGATGAGGTTCTCCACCAGCTTCTCGAAGGCAGGCATGATCTCTTTGACATAGAGACGGTCGCGCTCCTTCTTCTTTTCCGGCTCAGGTCCGGCCGCCTTCTGGTAGGCGACAATGGCGGCCTGCGTATTGGCGTTGAAGTACATCCGCATCTGACGCGCCTTTTCTTTCTCTTCGGGCGTCAGTTCAGGCGGCGCGGCCTCTGTTGTCGTGCCGGGTGCGGGCCCGGGCGCGGCGACTGGCGCTGCCTTCTTGGTCTTTCTACGAATTGCCATTCTACTCCTTGCTGTCGTCTTCTTCCTGATCGAAGGAGACGAGCTTGTTAGCAACGAGCAGCACGGCGTCGCGAGCAAGTCGGATGTCATTCATCAGTTCCCTGATGAGAGGTTCATCTGACATTACCGGAGTGTCGGCCGTTCTTGCGATGCGGCCGTAACACTCGTTCAACACCTCCAGCGATTCGTCGACCTGATCTCCTACTTCATCGAGCTTGTCAATGAGCTGGAGGTTGCGTCGTGCGCTGATGGCGAATAGGACCAAGAAAATCAACGCTAGCGCACCGAGGACCCATGTAATCATAGGACCTCTCGCGTAGCCGCGTTGTATGCCTCACAGATTTTCTCGAGGCTGTAGAGTTCTAGTACCTTCTGTTGTAGCTCCGTCGCCCACTGCTTCGGAATGGTGTGACTGCCGTGGAACTTGAGGACTCGTTTCTTGAAGTCCTCCTCCGACGGATCAGCCCACCGAGTGCCTTTCATGAAGATTTTGTTGTCGATTCGGGATGGGTGTACCTCGTTGAGTTGGTAGTAGATGCTGATGAACTTGCCATGTTTGAGGAAGTCCATGTGACCCGACCAACCCGTCGCAATGATGGGCAGGCCGCTGGCCGCAGCTTCCAGGATGGGCAGGCCGTAACCTTCGCCTCGAGTCAAGGCGACGAGCGCCTTCACCTGAGGATGGCGATACAGCGCTGCAACTTCGGGTTCCGACATGTCGCCGTGCAACAGGTGAACCTTGGGATACGGGCCCTTGCGAACTTCCTTCAGCAAGCTACCCAACATGCCCTTGACCATGTTGCGATCGATGCGAGAGTTGCGGCCAGCGTTGGTCTTGATGACGATGCCCACGTCAGGATTGTTCTTGAACACCTCACACAACCACTTCAGCGTGAAGAAGGTGTTCTTCCGGTCATTGTGGGGGTTGTTGCCTGTGATTTGACCGAAGACCAAGAAGTTGAAGGAGGTCGAAAACTCAGGCAGCGTCGGCAATTCAGGTGAGCGAATCGCATCACAGTACGACTCCGGCACGACGATGAGAGGTCGAGTGACGTTCCCCGTGTTGGTCAACGACGCCTTGGCGTGCAGCGAGGGGACGATGACGCTGGACATTGCATTGCATGCCTCGATCCATTGCGGATTGCACTTGTCGGTCTCAACCGAGGCGGTGATGCCCACGTTTTTGAGGGCGATCTTTGGGTCCCATTCATTGGGTAGTTGCAACTGGAAGGAGACGTCAGCTTTGGCGTTGGGCTGCACCGTCCGCTTCATGATCTCGCCGATCAACCCGTCACATGCGTCGCCGTTGAGGAACCACGGAGTGTCACCCCAGGGCATCGCCATGAACTTGACATCGACGTCCGGGCGCTGCAGCAACCAACGCGCAACCTGACGACTGTGAACGCCATACCCGGACTGAGTGAGGACGGGTCCTCGGAGGATGACGGTTTTCATAGTTCGATCTTCTCCCAGCGACGTGCGGTCGATTGCTTCGAAAGCAGTTCAGTCAAGGTTCGATCCCAGTCGGCGATCAACCTCTCCACGTCGTAGTCCTTGAGCGCGTGAGCCAGCGCCCGCTTGCCGACCTCGGCTCGCTTTTCAGGTCCCCACTCATACATCGTCATGAACGCCTTGGCAAGCGTCTCATGTGAGACGAAGTCCTCATAGATGTAAGGAACCATCTGATTGCCGACGAGGGACCTGACCTCTGGGTCCAATGCGATGCCGTACTGCTCACCCGTCTCCATGTCTTCGACCTGGCGCGTCAGGCCACCTGTCTTGAGGGCGATGATGGGCTTGCCTGACATCATCGCTTCCAGGGTGCCGAGACCGAAGCCTTCGTTGCACGATCGGTTGACGACAGTGTCGACGATGTTGTAGAGCGCGTTCATCTCGGGAAAGCCGATGCGGTCCTTCGAAAAGACGACGTTTTCATGAAGGTGCAGCATGTCGAGGACGTGGTGGAGGTTAGGTCCCTCCGGGTCCATTGGATCGGTGTGCATCACCAGCGTTGCTTTGCGGTGACCGTGCTTCGCCTCCAGTTCAGTCAAGAATTGCTTGAAGGAGACGATGATGTCACTGGGCATCTTGCGGCGGGCGTTGCGACTGACGAAGCAGATGGTGTAGTGGTCCATCCTGTCCTTACCCAGAATGTTCTGCTTCAACCTGAGGCGTTCCGCTTCAGGCAACGGGAAGAAGACGTTCTTGGGCACCGCGTGGGGGATGTAGTTGGTCTTCTCCGGAAACCGCTCGTGGATCATCGAGTAGGTGGGCCAGTTGATGCAATTGATGAGGTCCGTTGATTCGTAGAGGACCCGATTGAACTCCGGCCAAGGAGGATTGTCCCAGAGGTGGTTGTAGGCGATGGGACAGACTTGGTGGACCTCGTCTTCCATTTCCCAGACCCAGATGAAGAACCTGGGGTCGGTGAACAGCAACAGTACGTCCGGCTTCTCTTGGGCCAGGACTTGGCGCAGCATGTTCCTGTCACCGAACCCGTTCGTCGGTTTGATGACGAAGTCTGGGTTGACGACGATCGTTTCGTAGTTGTCGTGTTTGACCGCCCCGCCGAAGACGCGGAACGTATACTTCCCCGTCGCCAACAGTCCATTGATCAACCATCTGGCCTGCGTGCCCACGCCGCTGGTCGACAGCGGGTGATCGCACAACATCAAGACCTTCTTTTTCTCTGCCATGTGGATATCTCGCTCTATCGTATCCTGACGACTCGGGATGTAACCTGATCTCCTCTCACGTGCAGTGAGGAGTGTTGCGGTAGTCACAGAAGGTGCATGACGAGCGATCCTTCAGTGCAATTCCACGCTTGACGCTAGACACCATGTTGTTGATGACCTTGAGCGACCGACCCGTGGTCACCTCTCCTACTGAGGTGGTGATCAGTTCACAGTGCTTGCCGGGCTTTGCAGAACGCTTCAGGAGGACGAAACCGCACCTGACGTCCTTGGGGTCGGTACCTGTCTTGACCGACCAAAAGTTCTTGTAGAGCACCAATTGGGCCCTGACGAGGTCGTCTGACTTCTTCTGCGCCGACCAACCCCACGATGTAGTCTTCCAGTCGATCAACCAGATGACCTTCTTGCCTCGGGCGCCAGTGCAACGGATGATGCCGTCGATGAACCCTTTGAAGGCGTGTGGCTGACCTTCAATGGCTTCATACAAGGCGTGTTCCGCGTCGATGTATTCCCAGTCGGGAAAAGTCTCATCCATCCATGCCGGAACATCGGCGAGAATTTCAGTAGCTTCCTTGATGAACTGCGGGAGGACCTTGGGTTCGAACCCCTCGAGGCCCTTGTTCTTCTCCCAGATCTTCGTCAGCATGTCAGTAGCGACGGTCGCGTCCATGACGCGAGTCTCCAAGAACTTCTGACACGCGGCGTGGACCGCGGTACCGAAGTCGAGGAGGGGACCGGGTTTACCGAGATCGATCTTCAGGACGTATTTCAGCTTGTGCCTGAAGGAGCATTCCTTCCAATCTCGAATCTCGGAGAAGGAAACGTGAGGCTTGCCGGTGGGCAAGTCAAGGAAGTTGGGTGGTGCCACCGACCCATCGTACTTCCTTCAAACTGCGCAGTTCACCCGTTAGAGGCCATTCGTACGTAGTACTCTTCTTGAGTTTCCTCGTGAAGCGGCCCGCACAACGTAGGCTTGTGACCCCCACAACACGCACAACCGTAGCCCCTCGTCCAGACGAAGGTGCGGTGATACTTCTTCACCGGTTCAGTAACTTCACCACGATCTGCGCTGAGCCTGCGAATGAAGTCGGCAGTGCCTGGGTCCATGTTCGGATAGTCGGCGAGGATGACCTTGGGCTCTTCACCGTATTCCAGCGGACCCACGAACTCGTCGTCCTCGACGTGCTTGCCACAACCTTCACACGTGTAGATCTTCATGAGCGCTTCCAGCAGGATTCGAACCCGCGTTAGCTCCGGTTGAAATCGGGCTGCCTGGCCTCTAGGCTATGGAAGCTTGGTGATCCCGGTGGGAGTTGAACCCACGACCTCACGGGTTGAAATCCGGACGCTCTGCCGCTGAGCTACGGGACCGTTCTCTTACGTACTTCCTCCAATGCCCAACGGGCCCTGGAAACGAGGGTTGGCAGGTCGTCATCATTGCGAATGACGATGTCTGCGGCTGATGCTTTGCGGGAGGTCGGCATCTGCGCCATGATGCGAGCCATGGCTTCGTCCCTGGTCAACTTGTCGCGTTCCATGATGCGCCCCAGTTGAACCTCGGGAGGACAGGTGACGACGACAACGGGCCGAAAGTTGTCTTCCAACTTGTTCTCGAAGAGAAGGGGTGCGTCGTAACAGACCAGCTGATCACCACGAGCCCGATACTCGTCAAGGATCGATTGTGTCATCAACGCAATGCGCGGGTGGACGATGGCATTGAGGACCTTACGTTGCTCTGCATCGGCAAAGACGATGCGACCCAGGACCTTGCGATCGAGCTCGCCGTTGGCCTGACAGACGCCCATGCCAAAGGCTTCGATGACAGCGGTGTGACCAGGAGTATTGGGCTCGACGACCAGGCGTGAAATCTTGTCGGCGTCGACAACAGGCAGGCCGGAGTGGGCCCACAGGCGGCTGACGGTGCTCTTGCCCGACGCAATTCCGCCCGTGAGTCCAAAGACGTGCATGTTATGCTAGCTCCTTCAATGCAAGGGGCAATCCCCTGCACAGCTCCGCGGCCTTGGGATGAGGCTCGATGGCGATGGCGGTGATGGCGCCTCCCACGTCGGGTTCGCGGAAGGCCGAGCAACGAAGCCCGGCGTCCGCAGCGGCAACCAACAAGCGCATCAGCTCCGTCTCATTCGCGACGCTGAGCAGCGCAAGGTAGTTCGAAGACTTGAACCACTCAGCATCACGATCCGGATGTTCGGCAGTGAACTGCCTGATGGCATGGCACGACTGGACGGCCTGGTAGCCCGGGGCGATGTCCCGACGGGTCACCAGGAAGAGCTTGTCGCCCATCTTGATGGTTGCCATGGTCCGCCTCACGCCCTTTTTTCGAGCAGCCTTCGGACGGTCCCGACGGCCTTTCCCAAGGTAGACTGAGGAGTCTGTTCTTGGGACGGGGTTGCTGGCGAGTCGCTGGTTGGCTGCGAGGATGCCTCGGACGAGCTCGGCGTCAGCAGTACCTTCACCTTTTCGAGGTCGAGGCCGCGCTTCTGTTGCCAGTCGGCGTGAGCCAACATGATGTCGAGGACCCTTTGCGGGTCGGGCTTGTTTTGCGGTGCGCATCGTTCGATCTTCTCGTACGGTACACCGCGCAGCAGCCCATATGCAATCAAATGAAGACGTGCGTGATTGCCCAAGCTACGCTTGGCATCCCACAGCCTGTTCTTCCGCTCGCGCTGGGCCTTACTGATGCGCGCCGAAATCGTGGTGCCCGTGGCCTGAAAACCACGAACCTTCGCCCTGAGAACCTGCAAACCGATGTGATATGACATGATGAACCTCTTACTCTGACACTGGAAACGTTCGAACGATTGACTCGGCAACGTCCAGTGGAGGAGGTCCACGCGCCTTAGAGGGCGCCTTGCATTCAGAACACGATCATGCGTTGGGTGCTCATGGTCTGTAAGTAATCACTTGCGTCGGCCTTGTACAGGCCGACCGACGGTGGCGACTGCATAGAGGGGCCGCTCCTCGGTCTTGGTGTAGCGCAGCTGGCGCTCAAGCCACTTCCATGACCTGAGCCGGATGACCGGTCCGGGGCG